TTTTTCATTGTTAGCTATATATTATTAAATATTATTAGTTTAGTTTAAGTATATTACTTTAAATGTTATATATTTATCGGCATATTTATTATGCCTATAATGTTATATCAACTTCCTAGTGGAAAAGTGGTTCATCTTACGATAGAAGAATACCTCGAACTTACTGATGAGGATATACAGTATATGCTATCAATAGATTATGGAGAACATATATCAGATCCCTTTCGTGGTTCAGCAATGAAAAATAAGAAAAGGGAAAAGTATTATGACTTTGACTTTACAGACGAAGACATAGAAAATGATTCATCAGATAACCCATTTGATGATATTATAGATTTATCGGATAATTTGGATACGTAGTTTGTAGTGGCCAATATAAACTACCACTTACCTTAACATGAGTAAATTAAGGATATAGTAAACATCTACTCAAACAATCAATTATTTATTTATTTATTAAAATTTAAGTTATGAACTCAAAAGTAACAGTATTAGCTGATGAGACTACAGGAGCTGTAGTAAATGTATCACAAAACAATCCTGAATATGGATATATCCGTGTTCAGCAAATTAGAACAATGATTGATGATAATGGTTTCTTACGTAGAAAACCAGTATCTGCATTGATTCCTGGTACAGTTGATGAATTACAAGCAACAGGTTTCTTTGCTGGTCAACAATTAGATGGTAAAATAGTAGTAGAAGAATCATTAGAACCATTTAATGAAAAAGAACCAAGCAGAGATCTTAAGATTGCTGGTGAAACGGGTATTGTTTGTACTCTTGGTGGATTACCTATCTACCGAAGAACTAAAATGAGTTTTGATGGCAGTGCTGCTGACACTCTTGTTAAACATGATAACATTGAGGAGTTACGTAATGCTTATCAAGCAGCATCTAAATCTAATTCAGATGCAATTAAAAATGCTAGTGGACAGGAATTTACTGTTTAATTAGCAAAATTTAAAGGTTAGGAAATGGGGGTCATTGGCCCCCATTTTTATTTATGAATTAAAAATGTATGATTAAAATGGAAAAGTTAAAAAAGCAGATTAATGATTATATGTTGAGATCACAAACTGTGATGTCATATGAACAAGATAAGTATACAACTTATCAAAATTATCTATACAAAAGAGCTTTGTATGGATTAAATAGCCTTGAAAAAGAAGAAGTGTCTAAAATGTGTGATAAAAAGAAACGTAGAATTAATACAGTTCATTATAGAGCACAGAAAGTTTTAAATATTGCAAAACAGAAAGTTACTATTGCATATACTAATGATATATTTAAGACATTTTTTCCAAAGGCTAAGTTTACTAAAGATCTTTTAGAAGATAATTATGTAGACGTAAACTTTAAAAACAGTTTAACTTTTAAAGATTTACTTTTGTCTAAAGACGATATTATTAGTATATTTATAGAACAAGGAATCTTACCGAAAAACTTTTTAAGTTTAAAACAAAAACCTGTAAGTTTACCTAGTTTAAAAAATGAAAGTAAAGCTTAAAGAATGTGATGGTTGTCAAAAGATGACTGTTATATGGAAGAACCATGAGGGATTTAGATACTGTAAGTATTGCTGGAGTTGCCATTCTAGTAAAGATAAGTCACAGAAACCAATAAAATCTGAAATCCCTCGGGTTTCTTCTAAAAGAAAGAAGAAAGATCAAGAATATCTTAAACTAAGAGAAAGATATTTAAAAGAAAACCACTTATGTACTGTAAATGTTAAAGGTTGTACCAATGGTGCAACTGATGTACATCATACATATGCTGGTAGTAATAGAGAAGCATTTTATTTAGTTCAAAGCACCTGGTTAGCAGTTTGTAGAAACTGTCATGATTGGATTCATGCAAATCCAACAGATGCTAGAACTATGAAATGGTTAAAATAAATTTTATTATGACAAAAGAAGAAGCATTAAAGAAAACTAAAGATAAATTCACTAATCTAATTGACGGAACTATTAGTCCAAAAGCTACTGTATACTCAGTAATATCTTATTATGAGAGTCTTATTGCAGATCAAAAACCATCTTATAAAGCACCTATATCTAATATAGAAGCAAATTTTATGGAAGATGAGATTAATGAATTTATTGAAGAAAATGAAGAATATTATGACTAAAGATGAAGTACAATCAAAAGCACTTGATGCAACTAAAGACAAACAAAGATGTGGTGTAGTATTAGGTACTGGTGTTGGTAAAACTTTAGTAGGATTAAATCATATAGAGCAGAATACTACATCTTTAATGAGATGTTTAATAGTTGCACCTAAAAAATCTATATTTCAATCTTGGAAAGATGATGCTATAAAGTTTGATAAGTCTAACTTATTAGATAGAATGACTTTTACAACTTATTTAAGTCTAAACAAACATAATCCTAGTGATTATGATGCTGTTTACTTAGATGAGTGTCACAGTCTTCTTGATAATCATAGAGGATTCTTACAACTTTATAAAGGTAAAATACTTGGTTTAACAGGTACACCTCCTAAAAGAGGTTATTCTGAAAAAGGTAAATTGGTAAATGAGTTTTGTCCTATTGTTTATACATTTAAAGCAGATGATGCTGTAGAAAACAATATTCTAAATGATTATCAAATTATTGTACACCAAATAAATTTATCTACTGAAAAGGATTATCTTGTTAAGATGAAAAACACCAAAGCTTGGATGACCAGTGAAGAACAAAATTATACTTACTGGTCACGTAGAATTGATGTAGGATCAGGTAATATGCATATGTTACGGGTTATGAGAATGAAAGCAATGATGGAATATCCTAGTAAAGAAAAATATACTAAAGCTTTATTAAGAAATATTCCTACAAAATGTATTGTGTTTGCAAATACTCAAGAGCAAGCTGATAAATTATGTGAGCATAGTTATCATTCTAATAATCCAGATTCAGAAGAAAATCTTATTGCATTTAAGGACGGTAGTATAAGTAAATTATCTTGTGTTTTACAACTTAGTGAAGGTGTTAATATACCTAATTTAAGACAAGGTATTATTATGCATTCATATGGTAATGAGAGAAAAGCAAGTCAAAGGATTGGTAGACTTTTAAGGTTAAACCCAGATGATAAGGCTATTGTACATATACTTTGTTATATGAATACAATAGATGAGAAATGGGTTAAGGAAGCTTTAGAAGGTTTTGATCAATCTAAGGTTTTATGGAAAGATTATAGGGTTAATTTATCTTAACCCTATAATTTTTCGTATATTATAAGTATATGATTAATGATAAAACACATAAGTTAGTACTATTTAATGATGATGTACATGATTATGCATATGTAGCATCTTCTCTAATTCATATTTGTAATCATACACCTATACAAGCAGAACAATGCGTAGTTATAGCACATAATGTTGGCAAATGTGTAATTAAAGAAGGTGATATTTTAGATATGATTGAAATGAAAACAGGTTTAGAAAGATGTGAGTTAATAACTGAAATTGAGAATCATGAAAGTTATATGCATTAATTCAGAAGGTAAACCTGATAAAATTCCATTAGAAGAATGGATCCAAGAAGGTGAAATGTATACTGTTTATCAAATAGACAGAATGGGATTACAACATGGTAAATTAGGATTTAAATTAGAAGAAATAGAACTTACTGAGGATTCATTTCCTTATGAGTACTATGATGCTGAAAGATTTAGACCAGTTGAACCAATGTTGATTTTAGAAACAGTTAAACAAATGTTTGAATCATTGACTGAACTACAAGATGAAAGATTCTTTGGAGAAGAAGATGCAGATTTAAGTGAAATATGATAGAATACACTCAAGAAGAAGTTCTAGAGTCTTTATTAAAAATCACAAAAAATTCCAGAAAAAGAGTATTAGTAGATCAAAGAAGTTATTTGATAGGTGTTCTTGCTTTTAAGTTTCGTATTACTGAACATAGAATTGCACTACTTACAGGTTATAATAGATATACAATCAATTATAACAAAAGATTACCTGTACAATTTTGTAAAGATTCACAATACTTAGCTAATGTGTATGTTTATGCTCAAAGATTTCCATTTGATTTTAGTCAAATAAGTACTCAAAAAATAAATAGAGATGTTAAAGTTAACTTATCTGTTGATAAAAAAACATATAGGAAACTTAAAGCTGCTGGAATTGCATTGGGACATAAAGATGTTAGAACCACGATTAAATTACTTATTGAAAAAAGTATGAAAATATGGGACGAATGAAAGAAATGTACATAAATATATGTAATGCAAATGATGGTGATTTACCAGAAGGTATCACCGTAGCAGATGTTGCTAGAATGAAAGAGTTAGAAATTTATGAATGGAAGCTTTATGAGAGAAAGATGGAAGAAATTAGAAATGAACAGAAAGAAAAAGATAATTTTGCAGAAATTAAAAAGATACAAAATGCAGAAAAGAAGTTTAGATTTGTCCATAAAGAAGACGAGGATTAACAATGAAGAAGGATGTTAGTACTTTAAATATTATAAATATGGTAACTAGAAAGTCTATGTTAATTAGACCTTCTGGTAGATCTACTGATTTTATATCTCCTAGTTTTGGACATGGTTGTTTATTCAACTGTAACTACTGTTATATGAAAAGGCATAAGCCAACAGGGTTAAATGTTGCAACAAATTATTGGGATATATTATCAGAAATTAATTCTCATGCAAGTTTCGATACTACAGAAAAACCTAATCAAACTCATGATGAGTATATTACTTATGATATAAGTTGTAATGAAGATTTTGCACTACATGCCAAATATCATGAATGGGAAAAAATATTTGATTTCTTTAAAGAACATCCTAGAGCAATGGGTTCATTTGCTACAAAGTATGTTAATAAAGATTTTCTTAATTATGACCCTAAAGGTAAAATTAGAGTGAGGTTCAGTTTAATTCCAGAAACAATTAAAGAATTATTAGAACCTCATACAAGTAGTATTTATAAAAGAGTTGCAGCAATAAATGATTTTATTGAAGCAGGATATGATGTTCATATTAATTTTAGTCCAGTAGTTGTTTTTAAAGATTGGTTGGAAGATTACTTAGATTTATTTGCTTTAGTTAATGGTAAGATTAAAAAAGAATATAAACCAAATGTAAAAGCAGAAGTTATTTTTCTAACTCACAATGAAAACAAACACAAGTATAACTTAGATCATAATTTACCAGGTGAAGATTTTATTTGGGATCCTGAAATACAGGAGACTAAGAAATCTCAATATGGTGGAGATAATTTAAGATATAAACATGATTTAAAAGCAGAGTATATTAAACAATGGACAGAAGTTCATGATGATATTATACCCTGGAATAAAATAAGATATATATTTTGATTATGGATAAGAAATTACAAAACCTATTTAGTGATATAGCTGAAGAACATTATGGTATAACAAAAGACCTTAATTTATCTAATTTGTCTTATTTATGGTTTATGTACTCTAATGGAAGTAAGAAAGGAAATTATAAACCTTTTATACTTCTAGCAGAGATAAATTTATTAGTAAGGTTAAATTATTTAGATAGTGAGGAGAAACGAAATCTTATTGGTCTTATGACTAGTAGTGATCAAGATAATCTTTACATTGCTGGTTTAAGTATTTTAGAATTAAGAAAGCAAAGAATTAAAGATTTGGGAAAGTATACTGCTGATAATAAGCACTATGAAGTTATTGATTATCATAAAGAAATACTTAATCCCGAAGATTTTTTAGTATAAATTTAAAGATATGAAAAGAATTAATGAAGATTTGTCGTTAGAAGAATATTTGAATAAAGAAATTAATAAATGTTCAACTTTTATGGATGAATATTCTGCAGGTAGAATAGATGCATTAGTAAGAGTTAAACTTCATTTAGAAACTATTGCAGATAAGTATAAACAACTTATTAAGCAATATCCTAATGATACTGATTTAGGAAGAGAATTTAGAAAATTAATACGAAAAGTATGATTATGTGTATTAAAATGGGAGGATATAGTTTATTATTAAGCTATGATCCCTGTGATTTATTTGAATATTTTGATGTGACTGAAATGCATGGTCTTTCACTTAAAAAGTGTAAAGAATATACAGGAGATGGATCATATATAGCAGGACTTACTAATGAAGATCCTAATGATCCTAACAAAAGGTTTATTTATATAAATCTGTCACGTTGTGAAAATGATGTACAAACTGCATTATTATTATTTCATGAATGCATGCATCATGGATTATGGAGATATGACTATGATGTAGAAAATAAAGAAGAAGATATAATATCTTGGGCAGAACTAGAAGCTCGTATTATATTTGATTTTATTAAACCTTTAAGAGGTAAAGTTGTAAAAACTGCACTTGGTGCAGAAAAAGAAAACTTGTAGTTATGGAAAATACTTAATTGTAGTGAAAAACGCTTAATTAAATCAGAGTAATGAGTAAGATTATTTTAGAATTTGACGGAACAGAAGAGCAGGATGATGCTAGAACAGCATTAGATGGTTACAAGTGGAAACTTGCAATGTGGGACTTGGACCAGCTACTCAGGTCAACAACAAAGTATGATGTTTCCTTATTGAAACATAATGAGCAAGCAAGTGAAGCAGAATATGAAGTTGCTGAAAAGCTTAGAGAGGAAATAGGAAGAATATTAGGAGATTATAATTTAAGTTTGGATTAAAACAAAACAAAGATGAATAAGATATTATTAGGAATGGGTTATTTAACCTGGATGATCTGCAACATTGCAGTGGTTTATGGAATTGGATGGGGAGCAATGAAACTCTTAGAGTCTGAATCAGTAGGACAATTTATTTTACATCTTGCATTTGGTATGGTTATGTTATTTTTAGTGGTGATACTGAGTATTCTATGCTTAGGATTAGTGGCTATGATGTTTGGAGATGATAAACTAGAGAAAAAACTAGAGGACTTATTTCCTGGCAAGTAATGTAAAATAGTATTTACCAAAGTGGTGAATCTGTAAAAAGTATTTAAACCAAAACAAAGATGAAAAAGATGATTAATTATTTGTTTAGTGATAAGATGTATTTTATTGCAGTTGCTTTAACAGGTGCATATTTTGTACATAAAGGTAATTACCCAATAGCTTATATGGAATTAGTATTAGTGATGATATTATTAAAACAAAACAAAGATGACTGAAGATATAATAGAAATTCATATCTGCTGGTATGTAGATGAAGATGGTAAAAAGGTGTATGATATAGAACATATGCAGGAAGAGTTTGAGTATAAAATAAATCAACTTTTAGAACTAGACCATAATGAAGTTGAAGACTTAAAACAAAAATAAAATTGCAAATGAAATTATTTGATAGGTTGGTTATTGTTACTACTCTAGTTGGAGTAGTAGCATTAAGTATTGTTATATGTTTTATACACAATACTGTAGAAGAAACAAAAGTATATAATACTAACAGAGTAGAAACTTTAATGGCTGATTCTGTAAAGATGCATGAGTGGTATGAGAATTTATCTCGTAGTTGTAGATTAGAAAAAAGATAGTAATGACATGAAAAATACGGTTTTTATCTTATTCATAAACAAGGATAAAAATTTTAAACTCGACATAAAATCATTTGAAAAATATGAAGAAGCATTGATTTGGGGAAAACTATTTTTGGAAAATTTCAGCACGGATATGATCTATTACTATTAATAAAAAAACAAAGATGAGTGAGGAAGATTTAATAAAACATGGTTTTGAAAAAGTAGTTGTTACCGATAAAGAAAGTCAAAATGGTTATGATTACTTTTTTTATGTAAAAGAATACTGTGAAGGTATAACTCTACATAGTACAGATAGTACTGATGTAAAAGATGATAATTGGACATTAAGTTCATTTGAGATTCCTGCAATAGAAATTTCTAAAAAAGATCATCTTATTGAATTTACAGAAATGTTAAATAATATAATTTGTAAATAATGTTTAGTGGAAAGTTTATTAAAAAAGATGGTAAACTTGTTTATGATAGTCCTCAAGATAAACTTGCTTATGAGATATTCTTAGAAAAGATTCCTGAAGGACAAAAGGTTGAAATGTATTTAGATCTAGCTAGTGGAGATAAAAGTGCGGCTCAACTTGCCAAAGTACATGCATGTATTAGAGAATTAGCAAAAGAAGCTGGTAATACTTTTGAAGAAATGAAAAAGATTATTAAAACAGAAGCTGGACTTGGTGACAAGTCTTTTGCTGATTGTAGTAAAAATGAATTAATGCTTGCTATTGAAGCATGTATTGATTTAGGAAGGAATTATTTTAATTTGAACCTTCAGTAGGGTTTTCTTTAATAGTAGGTTCTACATAACCTTCATCACCTGGTTCAAGAACTTCTTTTTCTACATACAAGTTATTTTCAGTAGCTTGTTTTTCTATTTCAGCTAGTAAAAGGATTATAGTATAAAATGCTCTTTGAGTATCATCAAGATTTTCGTACTTATCATTCATAATAGTTTTAAAGTATTCGTCTGGATTTTCTTTATTTTCCAAACCCATACTTTTAAGTATAGTGAAAGATGCAGCTTTAGCCATTAAATAGTAACTTTTGTTTACTTTTACATCTATCATTGCATCGTCCTTTAACTCTTTTACTTTGATCATAACATTGAATTTTTACCAAAAATAAGAAAATTATGGAATTAGAAAAAATTAAACTTAAATTGTTTGATAAATTAAAACCTAGTGGATGGGATAAAGTATTTAAATCTTTTATATTTAGTCCTGATTTTGATAATATACTACAAAAGTTATATAATCTAAGTCAAGAAGATAAAAGATTTACTCCACCTTTAAAACAAGTATTTAGAGCATTTGAAGAATGTCCATTTGACCAGCTGAAAGTTATAATAATTGGTCAGGATCCATACCCACAATTAGGTGTTGCAGATGGTATATCTTTTAGTTGTAGTAACACAGATAAATTACAACCAAGTTTAAGATATATTTTACAAGAAATAAATAGAACTGTTTATAACGGTCATGAAGTTAGTAAAGATTTGGATCTTTCTAGATGGTCTAAACAAGGTGTATTAATGTTAAATACAGCTTTAACAGTTGAAGTAGGTAAAATTGGTAGTCATTATGATATATGGAAACCTTTTACTGCTTATTTACTTGATTTTTTAAACACAACTAATACAGGATTAATATATGTCTACATGGGTAAAAAAGCTGAAGAATGGTCTGAGCTTAGCTCTGACAATAATCATAAGTTTTTCGTTAAACATCCTGCTTCTGCTGCTTATTCTGGTTCTAAATGGGATAGTAATAATCTATTTAATGAAGTATCTAGTTTAACTGATAAAATTAACGGAGAACCTATAATTTGGTAGCAATGCAAGAAATATTTAAATTATTGATTGAAGAGAACTTAACTCCAAATTCTTTTTATGTTTTATATTGTATAAAAGACAAAATTGTTCCTAACAAGTTTGTAAATGGAGTACTTGAATGTAAGAAATTAACTAGTCAAGGTTGGATCACTGAAGATTTGGAATTGACTAATAAAAGTATTATATTTACAACTAAGATTGATGGGTATTTTAATAAGTCTAAGAAGAAAACTTCAAAAGATTTAATGGGTGATAACTTTATGCAGAATATAGATGCATATGTTAAATTATTCCCTAATAAAAAACTATCATCTGGTAAATATGCAAGAGTACCTGCTAAGAGTTTAGAATTATCTTTTAGATGGTTTTTTGAAACTTATGATTATGATTGGCAAACTATATTTTCTGCAACACAGAAATATATATCAGAGTATGAAACTAAAAATTATGATTACATGAGAACTTGTCGTTACTTTCTAAGAAAACAAAATACTGACAAGTCTTGGGATTCTGACCTTGCAACATATTGTGAGTATCTGAATGAATCTCCTGATATAGATGAGAATCCGTTTGAAGAATTAATTGTATAAATAAGATAACATGTCAAAACTCTTTGATGGTGCTAGACACCTATTACCAGTTAGTGAAAGAGAAAGTTTAGAAAAGGGTCTTATTAAAATGAAGGCACGTAGAGAAGGTAAATTACCTGCTCTTATAAGTGCGTGGCCTAAATTTAATGATGCTTTTTGTGATGGACTTGAGTGGAGAACAATTACCGTAGTAGGTGCAAGACCTGGTACTGGTAAAACACTTTTTATGGATCAATTAGTTTCTGATATTATTAAGAAAAATACTAACCAAGTATTTAGAATTCTTAAGTTCCAAATGGAAATGGTAGATGAAACTAGTGCTATAAGAAAGTTTGGTCTGATTACAGGTGCTGATTACAATACTTTGATGAGTAAAGATGGGAAACTAGTTGATAGATCTATATATGAAAAATGTGTAGAATACTATAAAGAAAGTGCCCAGAATGATATAATTAACGTGATTTATGACGTATGTACTGTAAATGAAATGTGTGCAACAATTCACTATGAATTTGAGAGACAAAAAAATAATGATGGCAGTTACAAAAACATGTTAGTTACTATAGATCATTCAGCTTTATTCAAAGTAGACATGGGTCAAAAGGATAAATTTGGAATGTTAGGTGCATTAGGAGAAGCATTGACAATGATGAAAAAGAAGTATCCTGTTGCTTTTGTGGTATTAAGTCAATTAAATAGGAATATTGATGATCCCAAAAGACAGATGGAAGGTACTTATGGAAATTATGTCTTAGATTCTGATATTTATGGTTCAGATGCTTTACTGCAACATGCAGATATAGTAATGGGTATAAATAAACCTTCTATAAGGAAAATAAGAAAATATGGACCTGAAAAATTTATCATAGAAGATCCAGATACTTTAGTATTTCATTTCTTAAAATCACGTAATGGTCTTGTTAGAACTAGTTTCTTTAAACTAGATAGGACTACTATGAGAATTATAGAAATGAATACTCCAGGTAGAGAAACAATTAAAACAATGAATGTAAATTAAAATTATGAAATGAGTTTAAGAAAAGACAAAGAACGAGAATTTTACATGCAACATATGGATGCTTTTAAAGCCATAGGTATTGCTGATCCATTTTTTACTATTAAAACTGCTTTCTTTAAGAAAGGTAAGTATGGTAGACAATGTCAATTCTTTGAATGGGAATTGAAAAAAGAAGAGGATATATACATTGAGTTTTATGATAATGTTTATGACGACAATGGAAATAGTAAAAATATTATTCCAATGTATGATGATAGACAATTATTTAAACTTAAGTACAATCCGTATTTTGAAGAAGAATATGATATGATTGAAGCTTATGATTCAAAAGGTAATCCAGATAAGAAGTTTTTAGTACCTGTCAATGAAATGTCAGTAGTATTAAAAAGTGGTCAAGAGATTAGTTATTCTTTATATGAGAAAAGAAAAGAAGAAGCTGAACTTGAGGTTCCTGCACTTCAAAAGTCTGTTAGTTTATTTCCTGATTTTGAAGAAGAATTTGCACCTAAAAAAGAATCTGAAGATACATCTGATTTAAAAAGTGTGCTACTAAAGTTGAGTCATGAGATATCTAACTTAAGTAGTGTTTTAGAAAGTACAATACATAAAATAAAATGAGTACAATAGTATTACCAACAAAAAAAGTAAAAGCTCAAAGAGTCAATCCAAAGAGATTATTAGTTTATTCTAAACCTAAAACAGGTAAGACAACTGCATTTGCAGGTCTTGAAGATAATCTAATTCTTGATTTAGAAAACGGTGCTGAATATGTAGAAGCATTAAAAGTTTCTATTCCTGATCTACAAACATTATTAGATACTGGTAAAGCAATTAAAGAAGCTAATAAACCATATAAGTATGTTACTGTAGATACTGTAACAGCATTAGAAGAAATGATAATGCCGTTAGCAGTTAAACTTTACCGTCAAACTCCAATGGGTAAAAACTTTACTGGAGATAATGTAACAACACTTCCAAATGGTGCAGGTTACTTATATATTCGTCAAGCTTTTTTTCAAGTATTAGATTTTATTGATACATTAGCACCCACAATTATTTTATCTGGACACATCAAGGACAAAGTTGTTGATGATAAAGGGGAAATGGTTATGGCTGCAAATATTGACCTAACAGGTAAAATAAAATCTCTAATTTGTGCAAATGCAGATGCAATTGGATATATGTATAGAAAAGGTAATCAAACTATTTTGTCATTTAAAACAAATGATGAAGTTACTTGTGGTGCAAGACCTGACCACTTACGTAATGAAGAAATAGTAATTACTGAGATGATTGATGGTGTTGTTAAGACATCGTGGGATAAAATTTTTGTTTAATAATTTAAAAAAAGAAAAGTAAAATGGCTTTAAGTACAGAAGATCTTGGTGGTGGAACTGGTTCCAGCTTACCAAAAACAATTAGTCCAGGTAATCACATATTAAAAATTAATAGTGTGACACTTGATGAGTTTAAATTTATTGATAATGCTTATCACTTAATGTTACATGTAGAGACTGAACCTCTTGAAAATTTTGAAGGATTTTCAATTGATCGTGATAACCCTGAACTAGGTAATTATAAAGGTCAAATTGGTAGAGTAAAAGCTAGTCAGTATGCATTTGCTGATGGTGAAACTAAATCTGGAATTAAAATTCATAGAGATAAATCAATCTTAATATTTTTACAGAATCTTTGTAAAAGTATGGGTATAAATGAGTGGATGTCTAATCAACATAATCAACATGAAACAATTGAAGATTTTGTTAAGGCATTTAATGATACTGCTCCATATAAAGATAAGTATCTTGAATTTTGTGTTGCTGGTAAAGAATATGTTGGTAAAACAGGTTATACTAATTATGACATGTGGTTACCAAAAGCACAAAATGGTAGATATGCATTTGGAGATGTAGATAATGGAAAAGTTATTCTTTATAACGAAAAAGAACATCTTAAGAAACTTGAAAATAAACCAATTGAAAGTTTTGGAGATGATGATTTTTCTAAGTCTAAAGAACCATCTGATTTCTCACTAGACTAATAATATAGTTAAAGAGGGGAATCATAAGGTTCCCCTCAATACTTAAATTTTGGTCTATGATTTCAACAAACACAATAATTTCTGATCTTAATGATGTACCTAGAGAATGGGTATTTGAGTATTATTTAAATCTTACAGAAAGACTCTCTGGTCAGAGTTTAAAAATTAAGTCTGTCTTTAATAATAAAGACAAAGTACCTTCAATGTGTATCTACATTGATAGTAGTAGTAAATATAGATTCAAAGATTTTTCATCTGGATATTGTGGTGATGGTTTGAATTTAGTAATGTATCTATTCAATTTACAATCTAGAGGTAAAGCATCTTTTAAAGTTTTAGAAGACTACAATGAGTATATTTCTAAAAATACTTATGAAATTCTAGATTATAAACCTGAAAGTAGATATGCAGTCTCTGATTATGAAATTAGACATTGGACTACATTAGATAAATCTTATTGGCAGATGTATAAATTAAATTCTACTATAATGGGAGAATATAATGTTTATCCTTTATCCTTCTATAAAATGATTAAGGAAGATGAAGGTAGAATATTAGACTCTTTTACTATAGAAGGTAATTTTATTTATGGTTATTTTAGAGAAGATGGTTTTTTATATAAAATCTATACTCCTAAAAATAAAGACAATAAGTTTATTAAAGTTTCTGATTATATACAAGGTACAGATCAACTTAAGTTTCAATCTAAATATCTTGTTATACTTTCGTCACTGAAAGATCTAATGTGTTTCAAGATACTGCAAATTGGCAATACTGAATGTATTGCACCAGATAGTGAAAATAGTGTAATTCCTAGTAATTTTATGAAAACTTATTTAGATAAGTTTAGTAAGATAATCATATTGTTTGATAATGATGAGGCTGGTATTAAATCAGCTAAAAAATATAAAAAACAGTATGGTATAGATTATATTAATTTAGAACTGTCTAAAGATCTATCTGATTCTATTAAAGATCATGGTATAGATAAAGTTAGATCTGAAGTATTTCAATTATTAAAAAATAAATTATGAGCTGGCTATATAAAGCAGTAGAATTTACTGATAAGATGATTCCTGAAGGAGCAGTTGGTTTTGTTTATGAAATGGAAGCAATTATAGATGGTAAATCTGTGCGTTATGTGGGCAAAAAAAACTTTTATAGTACTAGAAAAAAAAGATTTGGTAAAAAGAAATTAGCTGCTGTAACAGATAAAAGAGTTAAAAAGTACGAGTTAATTACTAAACCAAACTATCAAAACTACTATAGTAGTAATAAAGTTTTACAAGATGCACATAAAGCAGGAGTCCCTATAAAAAGATATATGGTAAAAATATGTTTCTCTAAAGCAGAATTAACATATTATGAAACTAAATATCAATTTCATAGGGAAGTCCTAGAAAAAGAAGAATACCTAAATGGAAACATATTAGGTAAATTTTACAAGTTTAAACCATAAATATTTATGAAAGAAACAGAAATAATGGGAGTTCTACTTGAACTTCACGAACAGGGTATTACTGGAATAAATGTATATTATGAAGGTTCTGGAGATAGTGGATGTATTGAAACTGCTGTTTATACAAAAGATAAATTAAGTGATGATATAGAGACTGCATTTGATGAAATATATGAATTAGACTCATGGAGTGGTCATAACAGTAGTATAAAAGAAAATTGTCCAAATCTATGGAAGAAATTAGAAGATTTTTGTGATGAATGTATACTAAATAACATAGAAGATTGGTGGAATAACGATGGTGGTTTTGGTAATTTATGTATAATGGTTCCTTCTGGTAAATATAAAGTGTATAATAATATACGTTATAGTCAAACAGATCAGTACTATCATGAAGGTGAGTTACTTGAAAAAGCAGAACAGTAATGGCACATCCAATATTACATGCTAAATCATCTGTAAAAAAATGGGGTGGTATACCTGAAGATTATATTCATATTCATGAATGGTTTGATGCTACAAAAGCTTGGGTAGGTCATAGTAAGCATAGAATGTTTAGACATCATAGTGAAGGTATATTTGAATGTGAAAAAGTATTTGGTAACTCATTTATAAATTCAGATGGTAAAACTGTATATACTAGATATGTTGGAGAACAACATGTAAAAGAGGATTGTAATAATTACATTCCTACTGCTAAAGAATGGTTTGATATGATATCATTAGGTAAACCTAAAGAATGGGCAATTAAAACATTAAAAATTGAGGACTGATGGAAAAAATAAATAACATATTTACAGTAGAAACTGTAGCACTAGACGGTAGTTACATAGTAGTAACTGGAGAATATCAAATGAATATGGTACCTGGAGTTTTACCATTTGAAACAGGTGATATACTTACTGAAGATAAATATCATGGTCATCAGATATATGTTGATTTTGCAACTAAAGATGAAAATGGAAAAGATGGTTTAATACTAGATACTAAAAGTATGCATCCTAGTATTAAAAAATCTTTAGATAGAATTATTCCGGGATTACATTTATTTAAAATAGAAGACTAATGGAAGAAAATGAATTTATACAAAAAGTGTATGATACACCTAAGATTGACATTATAATGACAGAATTAGGTTGGCAAAAACCTCTTGGAGAAGTACCAATTTTTGTAAAAGAAAACACTAATTATAATAAAGATGCTTATGGTTTTATTATGACTTTTCCTGTAGATTTTCATGGTCATTACGGCATACATGAAAAGTGGATTAATGAAGGTCATGATGTTAGAAAAAGTTTAGAAAACATAGAAGCTGTTTGGACTAAAGTGTATGTAACAAAAGACATGTATGATTCAACACTTTTAATGCTTGCAACAGATTTTTATCATCACCATTTTGATTTGGCAAAAGCATCTGAGTGGCAAATGAAGTATGAAAAAGAAACAGGTAAATTATATTAAAACAAAAGACTGATGGAAAACAATAGGCACATATGGGAAGGTTGGACAGTTCAAGACTTTATAGATGAACTAGAAATAACATTCCCTTATCAAACATTTGAAACAAAAGACCAGGTAAAACAATGGTGTAAGTCTGAACAACCTTACTATAAGAAACACATTCCTGAAGTAGCAAAACATTTTATACAAAAAGCAAACTTATGAGTGAAAAACAACTATTTATTATTGATGGGTACAGAATATGGGCAACTTCATATAAAGAAGCTTTAGAACACTATCAAATGATTATAAAATTTTAAATAAAAAACTAATGAAAATTGAAGAATAATGAGTTTTGATAAAGAAGAAACTAGAAATTTATTGAATATGTTAAGATCCCCTGATGTTGATAACCATGTTATTGCATTTGAGTCTATAAATAATGTGGATCTTAAAAATTATATTGGAGAACTAATCGTTCTCTATAAATATTCTAGACACAAACTAGAATATTGGCAAGAAGGATGTCTAAAAGGTTATAAAGAACTTATTAAACATGTTCCTGATTATCAACTTACGAGCCCTAAAACTCTAAGCTTAATTAGTGAAAAAAAGGGTTCTTCAGCTTCTGTAGAGATATTTATGGAATACTTTATTAAAGATATGACACAAATGTTAGAACAGATTGGGTATCCTACAGATGCTTTTGAAATTAACGTAAAACTAAAAGAAGATGGACAAACAAAGAAGTCTAAGTAAAATTAGTAAAGAGCTAATGTTGAAAGAGCCTTATTACGGGTTCTTTCTTATTATGCTTAATAAACTTTGGAGTAATAAACTTCCTACTGCAGGTGTAAGCAAGCACAATATAAATTTTCAACTTGCAATTAATCCTGAATTTTGGGAGAGTTTATCTGAAGAACATCAGATGGGTTTATTAAAGCATGAGTTATTACACATTGCTTTTAATCATCTTACTACATTTAGTATGTTCCAAGATAAGAAACTTGCTAATGTTGCTATGGATATGGAAATCAATCAATATATAGATAAAGATTGGTTACCTGAAGGTGGTATTGATATAGATGATTATTCTGATTTAAATCTTGATAGACGTGCAGGTAGTAGATATTACTATGATAAGTTAAAACAACTACAAGAAGATAAAAAGCAAAACGGAACTTGTGGTAATGAACCTATGGATCAATTATTAGATAATATAGAAAATGGTAACACTCCTGATCATAGTACTTGGGAAGAGTTTGAAGACTTACCTGAAGCAGAGAAAAAGCTAATTGAAAAGCAAGTACAAAAGATTTTATCTGATGCTAAAGATCAAACTTTAAAGAAAAGAGGTACTGTTCCAGGTGAAATTGAAGGTGTTATTATTATAGAAGAAATAGTAAAACCTAAATTTGATTGGAGAGGATTCATTAGAAGATTTACAGGAGTAAGTACAAAAGTTTTTACTAAAAAAATTAGGAGAAAAGAAAACCGTAGGTTTGAAGCTAATCCTGGTCTTAAAGTAAAAATGAGACAACACATGTTATTGGGTATTGATACTTCAGGATCTGTGAGTGATAATGAACTTAAAGAGTTTATGAATGAGATACATCATATTTATAAATGTGGTGTAGATATTACTATTGTACAATGTGATACTCAAATACATTCTATTGAACCTTACAAAGGTAAATTTGAAATGGAAGTTAAGGGTCGTGGTGGTACTTACTTTGATCCTGTATTAGAATACTTCAATGGCAATCTAAGGAAATATACAAGTCTTGTGTATTTTACAGATGGTGAATGTGGTTGGAGTGTTAAACCTCGTGGTAATGTATTATGGGTATTATCTGAACAGTCAAGAATAAATAATGATTTACCAGGTAAAGTAATTAGATTAGAGTTATGATTTGTTGTATATGTAATAATGAATTTGACAAATATGAAGAAACAACTATTGGTCAAATGAAAGTTAGAAATAAAGGTGGACATAATCCTTCTCCTGTTAAAGAAGAAGGAAGATGTTGCACAAAATGTAATTTTGAAGTAGTCATTCCCGCAAGACTAGAATTAATAACCAAACAAGAAAAATAAAATGAGTGATCAAACACAATTAAATGTTAAAGAATTAAAAGATTTTATCAAGCACATGGTTAAGAATAACCAACATATTCAAGCTGAAGGTAAAGTTCCTGTAGCTATAAATATTGAAGGTGATGCAGGTCTTGGTAAAACTTCTGCGATCATGCAACTTGGTAAAGAATTGAATATGGATGTTGTCAAGCTAAACTTATCTCAGCTTGAAGAATTAGGTGATCTGGTTGGGTTTCCTGTAAAAGAATTTCAAATACAAAATGCAGAAGGTAAAACTACTTGGATAAATGAATCTCAGATAAATGCAGCTAGTGCAAAAGGTTACAAAGTTGTAAGTAAGAGAATGTCTCATGCTGCACCTGAATGGATTCAGGGTAAAACTGAAGGTGGTTTCTTGATTCTTGATGATTATACTCGTGCTGATGCTAGATTTATGCAAGCAACTATGGAGATTTTAGATAGACAGGAATATGTTTCTTGGAAATTACCAAAGAACTGGCATGTTATCTTGACTACTAACCCAGACAATGGTGACTATAATGTTACTAGTCTTGACGTAGCTCAGAAGACTAGATTTATTTCTGTTGAATTAAAATATGATGCAGATGTATGGGCACAGTGGGCTGAGAAAGCAAGTATTGATGGTAGATGTATTAACTTTATGTTGATGCACCCTGAACTAGTGACTCAAAGAGTTAATCCTAGATCTATTACTACCTTCTTTAATGCAATTAGTTCTATTGAGAAGTTTGACGAAGAGCTACCACTAATTCAGATGATTGGTGAAGGTTCTGTAGGTGTAGATTTTAGTTCTATGTTTACTAGCTTTATTAATAATAAGTTAGATAAGATCATTAGCCCTAAAGATATCCTAGAAAAAGATGAGCAGTATGTATTAAATACACTTATCAATGCTGTAGGTAAAGATGATGATTTCCGTGCGGATATTTCTAGTGTTATTGCAACCCGTGTAATTAACTATTCTGTTAATTTAGCTGACAAAGGTTCAATAGGACAACCAATAATTGATAGATTAGCTATACTTGCTACAGAGTCTGAAGCATTTACAGATGATCTTAAATA